AGTTAGCTATGGCAAAAAAGAAAAAATCTGCTGAAGATATTATCTATGAGATTAAAGATCTCTTAGATGATCTTGAGTTGAAAATTAATCCAGATGATGCTCACGTATCATACGAGGATGAACTAGACGAAGACGAAGACTTTGATCTAGATGAAGACGAAGAAGACGAAGAGTAGTCTTTACAGTATGGGTGGCAGCAATGCCACCTATATTTACTTATCCACATTTTAGTATAACTAATCATAATGAAATTTTTATTAATCTTTACTGTTTGCTCAATGGTAAATGGTAATTGCTTAGAGGTAATGAATACAGGTAAGAAGTTTGATACCTTTAGGGAATGCACGATAGCTGGTTATGAGTTTATAGCAGAACAGAATAAGATATTTCCAATAGATCAGTTTGAGAAAGTCAAACCATCCTTTCATTTTGATTGCTTAGAAACACCAGAACAATCTATTAATTACAATCTATAATTGACTTTTTCATACCACTACTTATAGTGGCGCAATGAAATCAAAACACAAGATATCTACAACGTCTGTTAGACTATCAGCACATGAGAAGCTCTGCGCTGAGAGAATGTCTCAGCTCATTAAAACAATAGATGAGCTACGTGGTGATGTTAAACAACTTCACTCAGATATGAATAAAGGTAAAGGTGTTATTGCTTTCATAATAATAGTCGGTGGTATCATCGGCGCAATAGTTGGCTTGCTAAAATATTTTAGATAATGAAGACAGGCAACAAAGGTGTCTTGAGTGAAATCATAGCTCAGGCGCACTTTGCTAAAGATCCGGATCTTTTAGTATTCACTCCACTCTGCGGTGTGGGTCCAGTTGATATCGTAACCTATAACATTAAAACAAAACAATATACTAATTACGATGTTAAGACAGAGTCTTTTAGATTATCAGATACAAAGTATGGCAACAGAAATAAAGATCGTATAAACAGATCACCAAACGTAAGACAAAAAGAATTAAATGTTAAGATACTCTATGTTAATAAAAATGGTAAGATAACAATTAAATGAAACTATCAGAAAATTTTACATTAGAAGAATTAACTTATTCCAAAACAGCTGAAGATAAAAAGATATCTAATATTCCAAAAGTTGAACATATCAAAAATCTTCAGTTGTTATGCGATCATATCCTGCAGCCAATTAGAGATGCTTTCCAAACTTCTGTTAAAATAAGTTCTGGTTATAGATCTCCTGAGCTGTGCCTGGCTGTTGGTTCAACAATCAAGTCTCAGCACACCGAAGGTAAAGCAGCAGACTTTGAAATAGATGGTATTCCAAATTTACAATTAGCTAATTGGATTTATAAGAACCTAGACTTTGATCAATTAATACTTGAGTTTTGGAACCCTGCTGAAGATAACTCAGGGTGGGTTCATTGCTCATACAATGGATCTCAAAACAGAAAACAGTATTTGAAAGCAATACGAATAGATGGTAAAACTGTGTATTCAACAATGGAGATAGAATAATGTTACCTGCTTTACAAATCGTTGCACCTCTTGCTAAAATGCTTTTCTCAACTATTGATAAAGCAATACCTGATAAAGATCAGGCAGAAAAATTAAAGTTTCAATTAAACCAACAATTACTTAAATCATCCACAGAAGAATTAAAAGCAGCTGCAAGTATTGTTGAAGCTGAAGCTAAATCTAATTGGTTTGTTTCATCCTGGAGACCCCTGCTTATGTATGTTCTTATTTTTATTCTTGTATGGAACTACATATTTGGACCCATCATTAAAATAGTATTTGGATCAATAATAACATTTGAACTTCCAGGCGATGTCTGGACTCTGCTGCAAATAGGTTTGGGTGGTTATGTTGTTGGTAGATCCGGAGAAAGTATAGCAAGAACCTTAGCTAACAAAACTGTAATTAACAAAGAAGAATAATGTCTAATCAAATCAAGACAGCATTTGCAATGATGTATAAAAAGAAAGCATCTAACAAAGATCACAATGGCAAAAAAAAATCTAGAAAACAAACATATAAGAAAACCGCCTAAGAAAAGAAAAGGTAGGCATACCAAAAGAGTTAATAAGCATAAGACTTATAAACCTTACGTGGGACAAGGTAGAACATGATTAAGTTATTAAATAAATTTAATGTTTGGTTAAGTAATTTTTTATGGAATATTGAATCAAATAAACGTAAAGTAAGAATAGTTAAATTTAAAAAGGTAATTAAAAAATCAAGTAAGTTTTCAAGATGACTAAATGTATATTTAAAACTATGCATGGTTGTTTATTACTAAGTAAATGTAAGTGTTATGAGAAAAGAACATAAGAACCCAAAGGGTGGATTAACAGCTGCAGGTAGAGCTTACTTCAAAAGAACTGAAGGATCTAATCTTAAAGCTCCTGTAAAGAGTGGTTTAAACCCACGTAGGATCTCTTTTGCCGCTAGGTTTGGGGGTATGGCAGGTGCTATGAAGGATAGCAAAAATAGACCCACTAGATTGGCTTTAGCGCTGAAAGCATGGGGGTTCAGAAATAAAGAATCTGCTAGAGCTTTTGCTGCTAGACATAAGAAATCGTGAAAAGAAAGAAAAAGAATAGTATATTTCGTTGTGGGTTCTGCTTTATTTGCAACAAAGAATTATTGTCAAATATGGGTGGATGGGTTATTAATGCAGAACACAGGCGGTTTTGTCATGCAGGTGATGGTGATTGTTTTGATAGATATCACCAGGATAACCTAAGACGTAGAGCTGCTGAAAACAAAAGAGAAGAAAGATATTATGCCGCTAAATGCTAAGGGTAAAAAGATACTTGCTGCAATGAAAAAGCAATATGGAGCTAAACGTGGAGAGAAAGTATTTTATTCTGCAGAGAATAAAGGTACTATTTCTGGAGTTAAAAAAAAGAAAGGAACGATACTATAATGGAACGTAAAGGTTTATATTACAATATTAATAAACGTAAAGAAGCCGGAACTTCTAGATCAAAGAAAAATTCTACAATATCTCCTGAGGCATACAAGAATATGCAAGCAGGTTTTCCTAAGAAGAAAAAGAAAACTATTCTATAGTTCTTTATTTATTTCTTCGTAGATATTCCAGATCTCATTCTGATGTTTCCAATAACCAATCTTTAAATTCTTTTGGTTATGATGATACATTATTGTTGTATGATTTCTTTTACCAAGAACATTACCAACGATTGAATAGTTCATACTAGCTCTCTCAAGCATAATGTTAATTGCAATAGTTCTTGCATAAACAAACTTCTTTAATCTACTTGGTGATTTAATTTCATCAATAGAGACATCAAGTTTTTTACAAACCTTTTCTAAGATATGATTAATCTCAGGGAACACACTTACAATATTAGTTTTTTTTGGTTCCTGGTTTATTAAATATAGTTTCTTTTTAGAAACTACATTATAATATTTGGCTTTATATTTTGAAAGCTCAGTATTCATATAATCCCAAACTAGTCTGGACCCAGTAATAAAACCTTCCCTATATTCTTTATTCTCTATTGTTTTAGTTCTTCCTTTTATAGAAGTTTTTAGTCTTATGATTGCTGCTTTTGTAAAATCACTCATTGATATCTCCTTCATCAAATTGAAATATAAGGTTAAAGAAGTCATAGATTAATGAAGTGGCTGCAATAAGTATCAGCAACTGCATTAATGTAACGATGTATGTAAGCATATTATCTCCTGTTGTTAAAATATATTAATAAAATAATTATAATTAAAATTATCTCGTGCCAAAACAAACCATCAAATGTTTCAATCATTAATTCCTACCCACTCATTGTCGCATTTAACGCATCTGAATAATGCAGGTTCTGGATCTTCTATGATATCCTTAGTTGTAAGATTAGGAGTGTACCATTCTTGAGTTAATTCACTTTGTAAATATACTAAGTTTTTCTTAACTGCGATGTAGTTAATCCTAGCGCTGTTACAATCTGGACATCTAATTATTCTCACTGTACCTCCTTTAGTTTAAGTTGATCATCATCAGCTTTAAATAACATCTCAACATATTGAGTGTAGTAAAAATCTGATAATGTTGGATCATTTTCATCTAATGATTTTTGTAAGAATGTTTGTGCAAGTATGTATTTATCTTTAATAAGTTTATTCATAATGATGCTGCTTCCATTTCATATTGATCTTCATTAACTTTTAGCTCTAGTAAATTTCTTCTATCTAGTTCTTGTTTAATGGCTTTAAGATTAAGCAGCGCTGTTAAAGTTCTAACAGGCATGCTGTTATAATAATCATATTTATTTAATAAGATTTCATCAGTAGATCTTCTTATTAAATCTAATTGAGTTTTACTAATGATCATGCTGCCTCCTTCTGTTTGTTTAAAACTTTCCATCCAATATCTTTGCAAAGATAGATGGTTCCATCAACATCAACTATATCGCCAACACTCATTGAAGTGTGATCACATTCAACTTCGCCTTTTTTCATTGCTTCCTGAAAGTCAGCTCCAGTTCCAAATTTATCTTCACCTAAGAAGCAAACTTTGTTTGTTGTATTGGTGCAGGATAATGGGTTTGTGTTGTCGCTGTTAAATACACTGAATAAAGTATCTGCATCTTGATCATCGTTGATGACACCTTCAAATACTTTAACGTGAGTTTTTTTAAAATTAATCGTATACTTTGCGTAAGGATTAAAGTCTTTTTGATAATATACTATTACGTTTTTCATTTATGCTGCCTCCTGTTGTTGATTGTTTTTTTTATATTCTTGGTAAAGTTCGTATGCTTTACTTCCGAATTTTGGTCTGGAACTGTAATTGGCATAGCAGTAAATATTAACTGGTAATGCAGTTTCGTAGTCTGGAAAGTTATATATTTTATATTCTTTTTTAGGAACAGATCCTCCAGCATCTTCAGTTCCTTTACAAGATACTTTATAAACTTCGTCATTTTTTGTTAAAATATATTCTGATGAATAAGCTAGATCAATCATACCATCAAAACCTTTTGAGTAATTATTAACAATCATATTTGCTAATTGATTGTTTGTTATTCCAGGATTTGTAGTGCTATCACAAATTTGATTCATAAAATCAAAACTATCTGCAAGATAGATATCAACACTTGAACCACCAGCAAATCTTTCAGTTTGTTTTTGAAATTTAACGTTAGGAAAAACTGAATTAAGTTCTTTTATAATTAACGTAGCTACATCAGCTGTGTTTAAATAATATTTACCTAAGCTGGTGTAACCTGTTTTAAGTTTATTGTAGATTGTTTGTTTCATCTGTTTTCCTTTCTGTGATTTGTTTGTCATAACCTATGTATGACAGTGTATAGCCAATATGTCTATATATCTACACAAAGAAATAATGTAGATAAATCAATAACTTATTCTGAATCTTTTATTTTAATTAAAGTTCTTACAACTTTTATATTATCAACTTTATAATTTGATTTGTTTCCAGGAGATGCAATTTTAGCATCTTCTAAAGTTTCAAATTCTTCTTCAATACGAAATGTACATTCGCCATAAATAACTTTTTTATATTTATTCATTGTCTTTCATAAGAGAATGAAGTTTTTGTTTTAACTTCCTATATCTCTCAATCGCAATTTCTAAATAATTAACTAAGTCTATTGCTTCTTCCTGAGCTTCCAATAACCATTGATCAACATCTTTTGGATTATCATGCATGGTAACTCCAAACTTATTCATGCCGCTGATTGATCTGTGAACTATTTTATTAATTACTTTTTGAGTAATCGGATCTCTGGTGATGTCTGATAAACTTACTTTATCAGTGTCATGCTCTTGCATTTGCCTATCTTGATTGTAATCCATCCTCTATCCTTTAGTTGGTGAACATAATTATATACAGAATTTTTAGATTTAAGGTTCACCCCTCGCATGATTTTTTCATACGAGGGAGCTTCCTTATTTTTCTGAATATAGCTTTTCACAAAATCAAAAATTTTCTTTTGTTTTTTGGTTAAGCTATATCTCATGTTTATCTCCTGTATGGTTGCTTCTGGAAACCACCTGCAGGTTTTGCAGCAGCTCCATCTTTAGCTGGTTTAACAGAATAGATAGATAGGAACTCAGTGCCTTCAGGCATTGACTTTCCTGCTCCAACTACTTTTTTATAACCACCTATGTATAACTTTGATGATGCACTTGCATCAGCAACTAGCTTGTAGCCAGATAATATTGCTGTACCTGTGAAATCAAAGTCTGTTTCTTTTTCTTTAGTTGAAGGATCTGTAAAAAATATCCCTCCACTGTTTTTAGCATCAGCCATTAAAACCTCCTATTTTGGTTTGGTTGATTATGTTTGTTCTTGCAGAGCTTTGTGAGAACTTTGAAACTGGTTCTGGTTTTAGATTGTGAAGTTCACTCTCTTCATCATCACCTATTTCAAGCATAAAAGTTTTTAGCAAAGCATATTTAGTTGCATAACTAATTGCTTTACCTATTC